CGCGTCGGCGACGAACTCGCCGCCTCGCACCGCGACCGCGCTGATGTCGGCGAGCGCCTTGCCAGCGCGGCTTCGGAGCGGGCAGAGGAAGCCGCGGTCCATCAGGTCGCGCACGCCGACCTCGTGGCAGACCGTGTTCAGGACATGCTCGGGCGCCGGGCCGCAGATCTCGCCGGTGCCGCTGCGGTAGGGCGTCGCGGTCAGCCCGATCACTCGCTGGTGCGGGCAGATGGCGCGCGCATCGGAGAGGAAGCGGCGGTACATGCCGTCGCCGTCCGGCGGGATCAGGTGCGCCTCGTCCACGATCACGAGGTCGAGCGGGCCGAGCTCGTGGGCGCGCTCGTAGACGCTCTGGATCCCGGCGATCGTGACCGGGTAGCCGATGTCTCGGCGCCCGAGTCCCGCGGAGAAGATGCCCACCGGCAGGCCGGGCGCAGTGGCGCGCAGCTTGTCGGCGGCCTGCTCGAGCAGCTCCTTCACGTGGGCGAGCACGATGACGCGTCCGCCCCAGGCCACCGCGTCGCTGCAGAGCCGAGCGATGACGTGCGTCTTGCCGCTGCCGGTCGGAAGCACGACCGCGGGGTTCGTCTCGTGCTCCCGCACGTGCGCCCACACGGCGTCGACGGATGCCTGCTGGTAGTCCCTGAGTTCCATCATCCGATCTCCGTGACCCGCACGGCGGCCTCGCCGCCTGCGACGGGTTCCCTGCGCTCGATGTGAAGCCTGTCGATCTGCGAGTCGTCGATGAACGCGCCCGCATGGCCGAGCGAGTCGAGGAGCGCCTTCATCGCGTTGTCGATGTCGCGCCTGCGCCGGTCGGGCGGGCTGAGCGCCACCGTCACCTCGAGCCGTCCAGTGAGCGGCTCCTCGTCCGCCCGGGCCGCGAGGAGGGCGCGCACCGCACGGCGGTAGCGCCTCCCCTCGCGGCTGACGAGCGTGCGGAATCCCACGCGCCGCCAGTACCCGTTCACCGACGGCGGGTAGGGCAGCACGTAGACGCGCGTCAGCGCTTCCACGGCGGCGCGCCTCCCGCCGCCGGGCGCGGCGTCGAGGCGGGCACGGGCGAGGGTGCCCCCTCGCGCCGCGCGTAGCCCTTCACGGCGTTGGCGGGCTCGCCGTTGTCCTCGCGGTTGCGCACGGTGACCGTGATCACCAGCGGGATGTTGTGGAGCTCCGACGAGTCCTTCGGCTTCATCACGCCGGTCGCGCGGCAGATGGCTGCGAGCGCGCCGCGGGCGATCTGCACCGTCACGTCGTTGGTGTGCTTGAGCGTCAGGCGCTCCCAGATGCGGCGGCCCTTGCACGGACCCTCGACGATCTCGAACTCGAGCTGCAGGTACTCGCCGGTGCCGTTCTTGGTCGGCTTCATCTCGCTGGCGGTGATGACGGCCAGGTACTTCCCGGCCGGGACGGGCTCGAAGCCCACGTTCGGCTCGACGTCGTTCGCGTTGAAGTTGATCGCTGCCATGTGCTGTTCTCCTTGGTTGGGGTTGCGTGCTTGGTGGTCAGGACTGGGCTGGGGCGGACTCTTCGATTGGGCTCTCGCCACGCGCGTAGGCCGCGAAGACGCGGTGGTCGAGCGGGATCTCGTCGGGGAGCGCGAGACGGTTCTTCGCCACGTGCGCCGGACGCTCGGTGGTGCGCAGGACGCGCTCGCCGGTGCCGATCGCCTGGACGCGCTTGCGGTCGAAGCCCTCGGACGCCGTGCGCGTGTGGACGCGGTAGGTGGCGAACAGCACCTCGTCGCACCACTCCTGCACCAGCGCGCTCGCGAGCTTCTGCAGCCGCGGCGCGTAGCGGTCGTAGGTCTCGGTCTCGGGGTTCGCGAACTTCTCGATCTGCGCGTGCGCGACGAGGATCACCTCCATGCCACGCTCGTTGCGCAGGGCGTCGAGCCCGGCGAGCACCTCGCGCCAGAACGGAAGCGCGAAGACGTAGCCCTTGCCGTAGCCGATGTCCTCGATGCTCTCGACGCTGCGCTTCTGGCAGACCTCCGCGTGGATCAGGCGCTCGAGCCAGTCCATGCTGTCGATCACGACCGTGCGGTAGTCGTGCTCCTCTCGGTGCAGCTCGCCGAGCGCCCCGATGACGTCGCCGAGGCGGGCGGCCAGCGGAAAGCGGTCGGCGTCGATTCCCGCGAGGCCGTCCTCGGTCTGGATGAACACAGGCCGCTCGGACATGGCGCCGAACGTGGACTTGCCGATGCCGTGGGTGCCGTAGACGAGCACTCGGCGCGGGGGTGCGGACTTGCCTCTCTGGATGTGCTTCATGAGCTTCATGGGTTCCTCTTGGTTGTGGTTCAGGTCGTTGGGGAGTCACATGCGGTCGAGCGTGCGGACCGACTCGAAGCCGGTGGGCCACTCGCCGGTCTCGCGGCAGCGGGCGAGCGCATCCATGGCCGCCTCGTTCGCCCTTCGTGCCGCGTCCAGGAGCGCCGGAGCGACGCGCCAGACGCCGGTGCGGAACGGCTCCCTCTTCTCGACGGCCACGATGTGCACGGGCAGCTCGTCGCCGCAGGCCGCCTCGATGACCGCCCGGTAGAAGGCGAGCTGGTGCGGGTAGTCGAAGGCTCGGGCGTCGAACTCGAACGAGTCGAGCCGGTCGCAGGTCTTGAGGTCCACGATGCCGAAGCGCGGGTTGATCCAGTCGAGCCGCGCCTGGCATGCGTGTCCGGCGTAGCGGGTGCGCGCGACGCCCTCGGCGACGCCGTCGGCGAGGAGCGCCTGCGCGGCGCCGTGCGCCTTCACGCTGGCGGCCATCTCCTCCACGATCGCGGCGTCGCCGTCGCCGATCGCGGGGCGGCCGCGCTGCGTTGCCCACTCGATGAACGCCTTGGTCGCCGAGCCGAACGGCATTCCGGTCTTCGGATTGATGGGGCCGCCCACGGCGAACTCGGACTCGTAGCGCTCGCGACCCTCGAGGATCAGGACGTGCGCGGCGCGGCCGACCAGGAATGCGTTGCTGTCCTTCGACGGGATGAGCCCGAGCTCCTTCCTGCGGAAGAGCAGCGGGCAGCGCCGGAACTCGGCGAGCGCGTGCGAGGACAGGTTGTCCTTCGCCTTGGCGTGGTAGGTCTCCGCAGGCTCGCGAACGAGCACGCGGACATCGAAGCCGTCTGTGGCGGCGTGGTGCATGTCAATGTCCTCCGGGTAGATGTCTGTGCGGTAGTCGCCCTGACCGAGCGACACGAGCGGCAGTCGGCGGATGTCGCCGTGAAATCGTGGTGTCCCCATACTTATTTCATTTGCCGCCCGTGCGCCCGCGTCAGGTCGGTTCAGCAGGCTGATCGAAGAAGAGCGCCGCTCGGCCCTGTGCGCAGCGACCTCACGTGCTCGTTGACGGCTTGGCGCGAAGTTCCCAGCTCGCGTGCCGCCTGCGACTGCGACGAGGTCATCAGAAGGCGTGCGACCGCCCGCGTGCGTCGAGGCATTCGACGTAGCGCCAGCGCAACGTCGGTGCGGAGGTCATGCCGGGCGTGGTCGAGTGACCGCGGGCAGTTGACGAGCTCGATCGCGCTGTCGTCGCAGTCCGTCATCTTGGCGGCGCTGCGGACGACGCACCGCCTGGTGCGCTGCAGCGTCCTCATCTGGTGGAGCGCGGCGAGGCGGAGGACGTGCTGGACGAAGGTGTTCCCGCTCGCGACCGCAGGGTCGAAGTCAGGCGCCGCCTTGCAGAGAGCCAGGAGCAGGTCCTGGGCGAAGTCCTCGCGGTCCATCTTCCTGAGCCCGAGCCACTTGGCTGCTCGGGTCGTGTGGTAGGCAACCTGCTCACGCGCGTAGTCGTTGATGATGTGGTAGTTCCTGGCTCGGTCGTTCTGCTCCGTCGTCTGGCTCATCGAGAGGTCCTGTCGTGCTGCTGCGTCGCCTCGGGGGCGACAGGACCGGAGCGGGGATTGCCCCTGCGAGGCGCGCGTGGTGGCGGTGAGGCCGGGCCTGTCGCCCGCCTCTGCCGACATGTCGATGAGCGCCAAAGAAAGCCGCCTGCGGAACAGCGCAAGTGCTGTTTCCGCAGGCGGTTATGGAGGAAAGAAAATGTTTGGCAAGTCGGAGATTGCTACCGACTTGTCGGAAGCGTCACCTCACGGCGGCTGAAGTTGAATCGGGGTGCTCCACCCGCCCGCCGCCGCGTCGGGAGCGATCGGCGCGCCTGGGATGAGGAAGAAGTCATACAGCTGGTCATTGAGGCGTTCGACCTGCTTCTCGCGCTTGTGGCTTGCCCCGTCAGACTCCCATGAGATCGTCCCGCCGTCGTC